GGATAAAACCACCATATTTCACTATGTTGTGAGTTGTGAACAGCGTAAACTTTGCTAATTTGCGATGGGTTCATATCATCAAACACATAGTCAGCTACTTCACAGTTAATTTCTTTTGCTACTGATCCATCAAATGTAAAGAAACCTTTTTTACCCATCCAAAAAGCGCCTTCGTCAATAGCTACAGCTCCTCGTCTTGATGCAACACCACAAGCTGTACCAACTCTTTCAAAACCGTATACAAATGGTGCGCCTGAGTATTGTGCTATATGTGCATCATTGTCTGTTAGTATTAGTGTTCGCCCTCTCATACGTAAACCTAACATAATTTGACCAACAGTCTGTAATTCAAAATCACCCGCTTGGTTTGTTGCTGATGGTGTCCATGATGTATTATTTTCTTGATCGCACCATGCAATTTTACGAGGATTACCACCTGCACCAAGTGCAAACACAAATCTTTCTTCTGTAACTACTAAACCTTTGTTACTTACTGGTGCATTACTAACTTGTTGTGCTACAACACCTGTATTAAGTTGCCATTCATATATCTTGCCATCTTTAGATGAACAAGCCATAAGGTATTCACCCCAAGTATCTAGTGACCAAGTTGTAGCTTCTTGATATATACCTGATGACGTAGGAGCTGAACCCCAATTACCATAGCCATAAAAACCACCACCATAACCAAGATTGAGAGATGCATTTAGATCACCTGATGTTAAACCTGATGGTGTTATGTCGTATACTGTTTGCGATGGGTTTACATAATATAATTTATTGAATGTGCCACTCGCTAAATATGAGTCACTTGAATTATCAAGCCATGAAAGCATTGCTCTTGGTGCTGATGCAAATGCACTAGCTTTTCGAGTTGTCCAACCACCAACAGGTCGCATTGATCCATCGTGCCACCTAACTAAACTAGCATCTCTCCATCTATTAGATGCTTGAAAGTCTGTACCGTTTCGATATTGCCCTGGAGGTATGTCTAAAGGTATTAATGCCATAATATTAAGCCGCTATTTGAGTCCATGTGACTGCATTATTAGTTATAAGTTCCCACTTTTCTCTACCTATTGTAGCTGTACCTGATGTTGCACTTACAGCACCTGATGTACTTTGCACTCTATTACAGGTTGCAGTATTTGTAGCTAATGCTTCTAAAACTATACTACCTTGAAATATTTTTTCTGAATCTGAGGTAGACGTGGAGTCTTGCGACATCGATGCGATACCACCTCGTGTAGCAAATCCAAGTACAGTAATACTTGCTACTGCTGTTGGTACACCTGAACCAAATCTGACTCTATTACATATAGCCGCACTTGTTACTGTAGCAGTTGTACTAGCAGAGCCATTCACCATAAACACACCTGATGCATTTATAGAAGCTACTGCTGATGATGTTGCTACACCTTTTGCAGTTTTAAATGCACTTGTTGTTACGGTTGTTACAGGTGATGATGTTGCACTACTCTCTCTAACTCTTGAGCCATTACTATTTGACGTAACTGTAGTTGTTGACGTTCCATTAACTAAAGCCGAACCTTCAGGTACACGTCTTGCACTTGCTGATACATTAGCAACAACTGATACTGTTGCTGATGCTTCACGTTGTCTAATACATGATGCACTTGCTGATGAGGTTGCTGTAACTACAGTTTGTAAATCTCCTTGAGTAAAGGCATTCATTCCATATGAACCCATACCATAGGAGAATACATCTGATTCTTCTATAATTACAACTTCACCACTACAAGATGATGAAGATGCTGCTGTTCCAGTTATTTGTCCTGAACCAATTGCAACTGCCCAATTAACAGCATTTGCACCTGACGTAGCAGTTACTGTAGCTGAAGCATCCTGTACTTCACCTAGACTTGAGCCAAATGTACGTAAACCGAAATACGATTCACCATACTCAAAAGCCATTTACTTAATTAGTTAAGTGTAATGTCTAAGTCACCTGATGGCACACGAAACACGTCACCAGTTTCAATAGTCTTTGATGCTGACAATGTCGCATAAGCCATTAAGTTACCTGATGTTGAAGCATCGAATACACCAACGTGTGTTACAGTTCCCCAGTTACCAGTAGCTGTAGGAAATTCAATTGCCGCATTGTTAGATGTTGTGTTACCTGACGTTGTAAATGCAACTGATTTTCTTACATATGCACTACCTGACAACTCAGTACCACCACCTGTTTCACCCGGTGCTGATGTAAAAAGACCTAAGTAATGTGTGCCAGGAGCTGAGTAAGCTGCACCTGCAAATACATGGTCTAAGATTTCTGTTTCTAAAAAGTTTGTAAAACTCATACTAATCCTCTCACTTTAAGTGTTAACCCTGATCCACTAAACCTAGCATCGTCAGAGCTTTCATTTAATCTAGCAACTGCTGCGCTATACATCTGCGCCCAAACTGCTACCCTTTGATCTTCTGCTAAGTACGGTGCTGAATGTAATAACGCTCCATAGAGGTATACATCAGGCGCTTCTAGTAAAAGCCAATTATCTGCGTTGCTTATTAATGAAGGTATCTTCTGATAATAAAGCAACTCAAAATCTGTGTCATTGCCAGGCGTTGGGTACAATTGAAATTGTCCATCTGCGTGTGTGTACATACTTGGTGTACCTGTGGCATTTTCGTTTGCTGATCTTTTGTCAGCCATAGCATCTCTTGAAACTAAATTAACAACTGTAGTTCCTGTGC